GACCGGAAGCGTTTACGCCTTCGGCTGTTTGTGCGCGTGAAACTTCTGCTGCAAGTGCTGCATCGTTAGATGCTTCATATGCTGCAAGATCTGCTGCAACTGCTGCTTCAGATGCCTTCGCACGTGTGATTTCTGCTGCGAGTCCGGAAGCGTTTACGCCTTCGGCTGTTTGTGCGCGTGAAACTTCTGCTGCAAGTGCTGCATCGTTAGATGCTTCATATGCTGCAAGATCGTCAGAGATTGCGCCTTCAGATGCCTTCGCACGTGTGATTTCTGCTGCGAGACCGGAAGCGTTTACGCCTTCAGCTGTTTGTGCGCGTGAAACTTCTGCTGCAAGTGCTGCATCGTTAGATGCTTCATATGCTGCAAGATCTGCTGCAACTGCTGCTTCAGATGCCTTCGCACGAGTAACTTCTGCTGAAAGAGCGTCAGAGATTACGCCTTCAGATGCCTTCGCACGAGTAACTTCTGCTGCAAGAGCGTCAGAGATTACGCCTTCAGATGCCTTCGCACGAGTAACTTCAGCATCAAGGTCTGCAACGATCGCTGCTTCAGCTGCCTGCGCGCGGGTGGCTTCAGACTGAAGCGCATCAGCGGATTGGAAATCCAGCGCGTCAAGCACGTCGTACAGATCGAACATGTTGTCACCGATCTTAACACCAAGCTGAGTTGCATCGATGCGTGTACCACCAGATACTGCTACCGCTTGTGCACCGCCTCTTGCTTGAGACAAGTCAAGGGAACGGGTTAATTTTCTAGTTGCCATTATATTTTCTCCTAAATTATGAAATATGGCGTTAATAGCCGCGTTTGGTCCTGACGTGTGTAACACTGCGCTACACCGCCTAACAGACACTTATAGCGGTCTGCATTTGCATGTGCATGTGGCATTTGAATTTGAATTTTTATATCTGTTTTATATGTGCATTTCTATTTTTGCCCCGGCATTTTTAGCGGCTGCCGAGGGCTTGAGCTCACGTGAGCCGCTTTAGAGCTTTTAGTTCGTCATAGAATGCTCTCTCCTCAGAGTTCAGATATTGCACGACAAGGTTCTCAACGTCCTCGTCTGAAACGTTAAATTGAAAGGTCACGCGTCCTTTTGCATCTTTTTGATAAGAGTCAAGTGCGATCCCTTTGTGCTTCAAGTAGGACGCAAGAATAAGATCGTTTGTCTTATAAATTTTATTTGACATTAAGTTCCCTCAGTTTGAATGTTTTCAACAACGCGAATGAGTCAAAATTAAGTATGAGGGCTGGAATATTTTTTTAAGAATAATTTGGTCGATAAGTCACTAAAATCAAGTCGACTTCGTTCGGGGGAACAGCAAACGTCAGCGTATCTCCTGAGAGAGTAAAATCTTCATCGGAGCCTTTTTTTTGAAGAAGTCCATTTACAAAAACCATGATATCATTTTCATTCATCGGCTGCCTAGAAAGCGTGAAGTCCTGGTTTGTATCATCTTTCGTGCCTGTAGGTACTTCGTTAAAAATTAACAGATCGTTCCACTCAGCTTGAGTTGAGCTATTCGCAACGAGAACTTGACCCTCAGAAGGAGAGGAGGAATCTGAAGTTTTTACGACAGTCGTTGCAGTTCTAATTCCTGAGGTGGTTCGATCGTCTGTGAGCCTAGGATCGTTCTCATCAATAGTACCGCCAACTTCTTCGTTGTAAGTTGCAACTATCATGCTGTCAATATTGTGATTGCCAAGCAGTGTAACAGTTTTTGTTGTGGATGCGTAAGTAAAATCAACTGCTGGAGAAAGACGCACGCCGTTAACATAAACAGCCAAAGAGCTTGCCGGAACGGGTGTGCCTGTCAATATAAATGGAAGCAAAGTCTCAGGTGACGCAGCTGTCAAAACTTCTTCTTTCGAGTTACCGACTTTTATAACTTCTGTCATAGTGCTTTCAACGGTATTAAAAGTCAGCGTATTAGTTGAAGAATCAGTATTTATCTGCATTCCTTCGCCAGCTACAAAAGTGATATCCTCAGACGTTGAAGCCTCAAGAGTTTCAGAACCTAACACGAGAGTTGTGAAACCTGTATTTCCTTCTGTCGCTGTTGTTGATATCGTTACCTGGCCAGAGGATCCAGATTGAATCTGGATGTTATTCCCAGCTACAAGATATGAACTACCATCTTGCAGGTTTTGCAATGAACCAGACAATCCCTGGTTAAACGAGACGTCACCTGTAAAAGTAGATCCTGCAAGAATCGCAACAACAGAGGGATCGACTTCAATCTGGAAGCTTGAGTTTTCTCCTCCGTCGTTACCTGACAACCCTGTGCCAATTGACAGTTTTCTTTCTTTAGACATGCCCTCTTCGGATTCGATAGTAATAAAACTACCGTCTACGACAGAACCTCCGCCTCCGCCGCCTTCGGACAATCCGTTAATTACTGCGTCGAGGGTGTCTCCAATGTAGACAAAGGCACTGACATATGTTGGGTTTTGTGAATGATCTCCGACACCTGGGGGATCTTGCTGAAAAAAGACTCCATTGAAATAATCGAGTGACCAATCTCTTTCGTCAAGCGGATAAATTCTGTCTAATCCTGCTGACTCACTTCCGTAGTAGGGTACTGCCTCATAATCAGAGCCGAAGCTTGTGGGGACTAGCTGTAAGGATCCCAGAGATTGATGAATCACCTGTCCGTTTACAAAAGGAGCGATTCCTGCCTTGGGGTTATTTGAATTTGACTCATAATCATCAGGTAGTTTAACTGCAAAGCTGTGGCGACCACTATCAGTATCAGTACCTGGAATAAACACTACAGGCATCTTCAAATACTCAACTGCATCCCCTGTGATCTTATAAAAATCTGCCTTGTTGGGCGTGTCAGGTATAGGTTGTCCGAATACTGTCTGTGACGATATTGTTAATCCGCTAGTCAGAGATTCGTTTGCTATTTCCTTAGCAGGAGAAGTATGTGCCTTCCCTACAATCTTCTTAAGCGCTAAATCTCTCTCTGTTGCACTATTAAAAGCCATTTTACGCCCAACTCAGGCTAATAGAGTCGATATAACCTGTCCAAGAAGCGTCTGCTTCAATTTTTAAAACTAAATAATCATTACTGCTTAAGAACTGTGTTCCAAAAGTACCTTCAGAGGCTTGTCCCATAGACCCAAGCGTTCCAACTAAGCAGCCGTCATCGTCGCCGACTTGCCCGGTTGAGAAAGGAAGAGACAAGTCCATCCACCCAGTGCCCTGAAGCGCTAGCGTCTCAGGTAATTTTACAAAGACATTAAAATTTTTGTTACCCACAAGACTTGTGCCTTTGGGAACTATTGTCCCAGAGCCTGCAAAAGTTAAACTAAAATTAGTCTTTGAGCCGCCTGAGTTGTTTTTAAACTTTCTGTAATAAGTTCTTGGGCCGGAAGTTATTGAAGAGTAATTTACGTTACCTGGCGGCCCATTTTCAAAACTAGTAAACTTTCCGCCATTAAGGCTTTGAGTCGGCGCCACTAGCTTTTCGTCATAAACAAGAAGGCCGCTGTTAATTAAAAGCGACTCAGAAGAATCCCACGGAGTGCCTAGCAAATGCTGTGTGACATAGTCGTCTTCAGGAACTCGATATGCCTCGCCTAAGAAAGGCTCGTACGTATCAGTGGAAGTGTCAGACAAGTTATAGACAAGCATACTGCCCTCGGAAGTCTCTCCTCCGGCTGTGAGAGAATTTGCGCTTAAAGGGTGTGCAACATTGATTGAAGCAGTTATTCCACCGCCTAAAATTTTATTAGCTGTGATCTGTGCTAAACCCGTCACTGGTAGTATCTTACTATCATCTTCCATGCCGAGGATGATGCTTGGAAGAGCACCGGTGCCGGGAGTCCCATACGATATTGAGCAATTTGTTCCGTTAAAAGTTATTGCAGAGGAAGAATTTGAATAAACTGTTCTATACGCCCCAGTTACAACTGCAGAGTAATCTGCTGTTCCTCCTGTAAAATAAGACACTCCTGAGATCTGGCGAAGACCTGACATTGTAAGGCTTGTAAAGTTTGAACTTAGCGCAGTGATAGGCTCAGAACTGTCGTCAACAATCCAATCTAAATAGTTTGTCACTGTATCTGTGCTTGTTCGATGTATAATTCTTGCTGTGTTATACCCCAGCAGCATTTCGCTAGCATCAATCTCATAATTTCCAGTCCTATGCATAAAAACATCAAGTGGAGTCCCGTCATCAAAATGCGCTTCAACAGGAGCAGAAACGCTAATTTGTGATCCTCCGGGAGTGATTGATTGCTCTGAAGTGAGGCTAGTAAGATCTATTGATGCAACCTCAGCACCATTTATTTCCAGGACTAAACTGCCTACATTTGCTGAGCCGAAGGCGTCCGCTGAGTAATTTACTGAATCGGCGGCAACGTGATCATTAATCTTTCCTGAGATGTTGATGTTTTCATTGATAACCCCGATACGACGATCACCTCCGACTGTGGCTGCACTAAAGCTTTCATTAGCTCCCACAGCAACCAAATTTCCTACTCCGGTAGCAGATGTGTAAAGTGGCTTTGGAGCGTTTTTGCCGAATGAAAGATTTGCAGATACTCCGCTTTGATCTGCTGCAATTTGAGAAACTACTGGCGCAGGTGAAGGAGCCAAAGACTTGAGAACTTCATTGAATCTGTCAACTGCAGTTCCAACAGGAGTATTAGTCGTAAAATCAGAAAATAGGCCGTCTGCATAATTTCCATCCTCAGCGCTCCCAATACCAGATCCACCCTCTTGTGAAATCATTACAGATCCGTTTGACTGTGAGATAATATTAATTCCATCGCCTGCAACTAAGAAAGAAGAGCCGTCATAAAGATTTGTAAGAGATCCCGTGATATCATTTGTTTCACTTACCAGGCAGTCAGATACATAAAAGCTACCGACAACTATTGAAGTTCCTGTGACTATTAATTCGTTTTCAATGACGACGTATTCGTCAAAGCCAGCGCCAAGAACAAGGGGTTTTTCTGACCAGGTGCTTAACTCATTATCAAGCACTCTGACGTCACCTATTTTTACAGCTTGATTTTCTTCCTGCCCCATCATCAAGGCGCCCTCTTCAAAGCCAAGCCTTTGATCTCCAATCAAAAGATCATCTGCATCGAACTTTAAAGAACCGTTTTCTTCTTTGATTTTTTGATTACCGATTACTAATCCTTCGTTGTCAAACTCAACTTGTCCAATCTTAAGATTGTTGTTTTGATCATCTAAGCCAAGCCGCTCATCTCCAAACAAAATACCTTGGTCATCAAAGTGCATGCCACCGATTTTAAATTTATTATTATTTGCATCAATTCCTAAGCGTTCATTTCCAAACAAAATACCTTCATCGTCAAAGTGCATTCCACCGATTTTAAATTTATTATTATTTGTATCAACTCCCAGGCGTTCATTTCCAAACAAAATACCTTCGTCATCAAAGTGCATGCCACCAATTTTTAACTTATTAAGCGATGGATCTACACCGAATCTCTCCTCGCCAAACAAAATACCTTCGTCATCAAAATGCATTCCGCCGATTTTCAACTTATTAAGTGATGGATCGATGCCGAACCTCTCTTCACCGAAAAGGATGCCCTCGTCATCAAAGTGCATTGCTCCTATTTTCAGCTTGTTGTTAGTAGCGTCTAATCCGAACCTCTCTTCACCGAACAAAATTCCTTCATCGTCAAAGTGCATTCCTCCGATCTTTAGCTTATTGTTCCCAGAATCTATTCCGAATCTTTCATCGCCGAACAAAATGCCTTCATCATCAAAGTGCATGTTGCCCATTTTAATTTTTCCAACAACTGGGTCAAGACCAAACCTTTGGCCGTTTTCTTCGTCTTCTCCAAACACAATTGCGCCGTCATCAACAAAGAGACCGCCAAATGACATTTTTCCGGTAGCAGATTCTTTAATCTCAGTTTTCATCCCTAGTTTTATACCCTCAGCTGCAATTTTCAAAGGAGAGCCACCGTGCAAAGTACCTGATATGACGACGTCTCCTCCAAATACTGTCACACCTGTTGCGTCATCTCTCGAGGATCCAGAAACATACAAGTAAACATCGCTGCCAAAGTCTTCAGGATTGTTGGCACCAATGCCAACTTTGTCAGTAGCGGTTACTAGTCTAACTACCGTTCCATCATCTGTCCACCCTGGAAAAGCTGCGACTGTAACTTGACCTGTTGACCCTGTCGTTATTGTGACGTTTTCACCTGCGACAAGATAAGATGTGCCATCTTGGAGGCGCTGGAGAGATCCTGAGATTCCTTCATGTGCTCTTATGGGAGTCATAACTTCAAGTAAATGCCCACCATAAAGTGAACCAGAGATTACAACATCACCACCTAAAACAGAAACACCGAAGCCACCAGAAAGCTTCGATGCTGCCGAACCTGAAACAAAGAAGTTCGTATCAGCCCCTGGCATTTCCGCAGAACCTACACGAGCCGAACCTGCCCTCATATCGAGTGCAGTAATTTTAGTTGCGCCTATCGTTTCAACTTTTCCTGTTTTTTGATTAACAAACAGGTTGGTAAAATTAGACAAGGAGCTCTCCAAAGATCATACGTAAATACTTATTGAGTTACTACCTAACCTTTTACAAACGAAGAGAAGTCATTTAAACCAAGGTTTTTAGGATCAATATCGGTACCACCAGCCAAAGAATTAATGTTGGCAACTTGCAAGGATTCAATGTTAGTGTTTTTAGCTGCGTTAACAGGATCAACGTCAAAGAAAGGTTTTGCTACTTTTGAATTACTGTCTATATTTAGATGGCCAGTCGAATCTTCCGGGGTAAATTGTCGCCTAACAAGATTTCCGTCGCCAACATTAAACACACGAGAAAACACAGTTGAGACAACCTCTCTTGACTCATCACCAGATGATTCAAATTTTGCAAAAAGTCTTTGCTCCAGCATATCTCTAAACTGGCCATACCTATCATGCCTAAAAACTGCTTTTGAAAACTGTGGGACTGCGTTAAGGAGACCGTACTTAAAGCCTCTATATATGGGCCCTGCAAAAATGAATATACTTGCTCCGAAAGATGATGGGGAGATTAGAGCAGCGTCAACAGTTCCTGGGATGCCTGTTTTTATACCGTCTCCAAATCCGAAAATAATTCTATTTCTGTCTCTTAAGTCAGCAGGAGCATCGGAGGAAGGCAAAAACAATGTGTTTGTCCACATGCCAATACCTGACTCAGATACGTAGTCTGTGAAAACAACTGATGTGCCTGCGACTTTTTCACTGATTGTCGGTGAAGATTTTACTGCACTGAGTGTTCTTGGAATGCCTTCATATCTGCTTTCAAAAGGAAATGCTTTAAGCCATCTGTGATTGGCTTGATTTTCTGTAGAAGAACCCGGGGTAAAAGACCCAGTCCCAAATGCCAAAACTGCTGTGTGACTAGCTTCATCAAAAGGAATAGCAGCGCTATCAGTTGCAAATACCCTCAAGATATCAGGAGTCAACGAATCGTAGAACCTCTCACTTTGATCTAAAAGCTGGACTCCTCTTAGAAGAGATCCAGTGGTTCCGGCTGTTCCGTTAACAGCACTGCTAAAATCCGAACCTATTCTTGAGACTCCCAGTCCTAGGTCCTCATCGAAAACGTTGTCAATATAAGAACCTGTATAAGCAGCTGTATAATCTACAGAAAACTGGTCAAGACAGTCAGATGTGTTTGATAGCGTTGTGTTATCTCTGACGTCTTCGTGTACTGCGTCAGACGACAATAGCTGATTTAATCCGTGATGGAACTCTTTGTTCTCTCTGATCATAGAGCCGTATAAGACTAACTTGCCTTTTCCTGGCAAAATGGTAAATCTTCCGTCCTCTAATGAAGACTCACCAGCGATTCTTCTTTCACTGGTCACACCGCTGTTGTAAGTCGGCTGTTGTTGATTTGCCCATCCAAATATTAAATTATCTGACGGGAGAAGAAGGTAAGGTGACGGTAAATCATTCTGCTCAGATAGCTCAGCTGTTACGTAGTCAAAAGAAGTCGACTCAAAAGTCCCGCTTAAATTTCTACCTGAAACGTTATTGATATAAGATCTAGGAGAAGACAAAATACCTTGAGGATGATTAGCTAAAGAAGTTCTTCCTCCAAATTCATTTTTGAGGAGGCAGACGCCGTCTGAATTTGAAATTGTTCTTGCCGCGAGGAAGCCGAGGCCTGTGTTTATTGATGGCGTTTTTATCGAAGAAGATAGGACAAAAGTACTAGTTGGGGCAGTCGCAAGACTGTCAAATTCTACGTTTAAGTCTCTAGCTATACCTAGTTGGTCTATTCCTGCAGCTTCTGCTGTTGAATCATAGAGAGAAACTTGAGCAACATTCACAATATCCTTAATGTTATTAACAAAAAAGCTTCCTGTGACAGTTGAGCCGCCGTATTCAGAAATGAAATTCCGGGTGTTTCTCCAGGATGTTCTAATATTTCTTTCAGATATGCTATATCCTCTTTGATTTAAAATAAAGAACTGCATAATATTAGCGCGAGTTGTGCCTGTAAAGAGGAAAGGCATTGACCCGCTAAACTCATACACCATTTTTTCTACTAAGAAGGGTGCACTTATAATATCAGATGCTTTAAATAGCTGCGAACCGGTCGCATTGAACTTTTTATCAAACGGAAAACCTGATAGAGTAGTTGGAAATCCTGAATTTCTTTGAATTACTGCATCTGTAATTGGAAAAGAAGGAGCAAACGCTAGCATTGACCCGGATCTCATCAAAGGATCTGGATTGAAGAAGTCAATATTACTTCCTGTGGTTAAGTCTCCGTGAACTTCAAATCTATCTAAGTCAAAATTGTAGTAAGCTAAGCCAGAATTAATAACACCGGTATTTGATCCTGTTGTGAAAAACAGCTTAGTCTGCTCACTTGGATTTATGTCTATTTCTATCTTTGTCTTATCTTTTAGAGGCGATTTAAAACCAAGACCCATATCTGCGATATTGCTTCCCGTTAAATAAAACGGATCAATAATAGTCGAAGGATCGCAAGCAAAAATTCTATGCTCAACAAAAGGTACAATATCTTGGCCTGTTTTTCGAACTTCAATTCTTTGATCAGAAACTCCAAAAGACCCTGTGCTTGGCCCAGTTAAAGACGGGTTTGTACTTGGAGTCGCAGTAAAATCACTCAAATATTGGCTAGAGGACAGTATTTGCCTGCCGTATATCATGTTTTCAGCTGCACCTGCAAAAATAACGCTAGTATCATCAAAGGAAGCAGAGTATACTCCTGATCTTGTATCTCCCATTCGTGATATTGTTGGATATGATCCTGATGCATTATCAATATTACGAAGATAAACTCTGGGCGATAGGGAAGTAATTCCCGATGAGCTTATTACTGTTCCTATTCTATTCTGTCTCTTCTTAGGCATCGTTTTTTAAGCTTCCAAATGCGATTGAATCGACACCAAACGCACCATTAGTAAATATAAAGCCTGTTCGAGAAGACTTAAAACCTGCTGGAGGATACTGTTCAGTCTGAGGTGTTAGCGCATTTATTGCAGTTATCATATCAGAAGATGCACTTAACAAAAGCGACTGCTTGTTTGAATTGTTTCTTTCATTTTGCGAAGAATCAAAAGGTAAAACATTTTTGTCTTTTTCCCAAACAGCTGTCGGCATGAGTATTGAGCCCATTCTTTCTGAGCCATCGAGAAAAAGAGAGGTCCCAGATGAACCTGAAAGTGGGACTAAACTTTCGATCATAGACGTCTTTCCAAAAGAGTCAATGTTTCCGTTAGATAGAGCGCCCTTAACTGATTTTGCGATTAAAGGTGTCTCAGTGGATGTGTGAGATAACACATCTCTAATCGTAAACACTTCAATTACTCCATCAAACTGCTCAGGATCATCGTGCGCTTTGTTTACCAAGTTTAGAGCGTAAGTTTGCTTGTTTCCTGCTTCTACAAAGTCAATAACAGCAGAATCAACAGTTTTATCAGATTTTATTTCAGACTTAGTTATTGAAGCAATGTCTTCAAAAGACTCGTTTGATTTAAATTCCTTAGCTTGGCCAAAATTTAAAGTTTCAACAGCATTGTCATTTAAACCTGTTCCTACAAGTGGAAGCACACGATTTCCTGATGGTGTTTTGTTTTTCGCACTAACTCCTTGTGTAAACTTTCCAACGCAGTTAGCTTTTGTCTTAGTTTTTGCAATATCTCTATCATAGTCAGGAGAATGTGGATCGTACTTGCTGTCAGGTTTCTCTCTTTTCTTGTCCAGGCTTGGCGGAGTTGCTTTCTTTGCCTGATTGTCAATTTTTGACACACTTTGATTATCTTGAAAAGCTACTTCGTATTTATAGGTTACTTTTGGATTAAATGACATGAAAAATTACCTCGACCAGGTCGCACCAGTGCCACCATACCCACCATCATAAGCGTCACAAATCTGTGTGTCGAATGAATTTGGGTTTGGTTGGTTAGGGTTGTCAGGAGAATTTCCATCTGGAAAATCATCTCTATTTTGATTTGATCCTGCTCCTCGATTTGCACTGAATGAAACGTCTCCAGGTGTGTAATGATCAGTTGTATAGTAGTTTCCTGTGTGCCGCCTAAGCTTGGCCCTCTCTAAAGCATGAGGCTCGATGACGAAGTTAACGCCTAAGAAATTTGCCTTTTTTGGCATAAGCTGGTCGATTAGCACACCAATTGATGTGTCAAACCACTTGTAGAATTCAAAAAATTGCTTAAAGTTAATTTTTTCAGTAAGCCTATTGAAGTAGATATCTCTTAATGTTTCAAGGTCAGGATAATCTTCTTCAAACTCTAGGTTAGGGCTTCCAATCGCATCATCAATAACATCTAGATTTGCAAAAAGCTTTGAAATGTCTTCGTTAAGTGCATCAGCAATTGAAAACTCTAGAGAAAACCTAGGGTCGTCTTGAGGTTCTTCATCCCGAGGGATTTCAAACATTGGTGCTGCTGCCGCACTAAACTCATCTCTATTTTCTTGGTTTTCGAAGCTTCTAGGTCTTACTTTTACGCTGTTTAAATTTTCATCAAAATTAGGTGAGACCGTACTAGTAAATCTTTTTTCATTGTGAAAGACATCTGCATTAGGTGCAAAAGATGAGAGCTGTCCTGTAATTTGATTTTGAGAAAAATCTATTATTTCAAGCTGGCCTGAGGTGTTTGAAGCAGTCACTGGCTGGTCGAGTGAAAAATTCATCCTTAATCTTTCAAATGACCCTGTTTTTTGGGTTACAAAACTGAAGTTTGTGTCGGGATTTTGAACCCCTAAGGAGTCAGGGTTTCTAACATGTTCTTTCCACTCATCTACAGTTAGTGCTTTTGACCAAAATTTAATATTTGAAACATTTCCTGCAAAATCTGTAACTCTTGCTTGCTCATCTTCGTTTGTATTGTTTAAAAAGAAGTCTTTGTGTCCGCCGATATTTTGAGATCCAATTACAACAAATGATCCTGACGAGTTGAAGTTTGTGCTCTTATTTTGGAAAACGTTGTTTGAAAAGTCTGCATCAGGATCTTCCATATAAAATGAGGAAGTTGTAAAAATTTGATCTATTCTACCATTTGTCTGTCGAGCGCATCTTAAGAAGTACGAAGAAGAAACTACAGGCGCTTCAGCTCTTTCTCTACCAAAAGAAAAGTTCCATATTTCACCATTGCTTACTGAGACAAAAGGTATTGTAAGCTTAAGGCTTGGCAAAGTAGCGATAGACGGACCTGACGTGTTGTTTCTTACCCACAAAGTGACTACACCGTCATTATTATCACCTGATCCTGACATGAGAAGCATGTTTGCGACAACTCCTTCGTAAGGAGCGATAACGCCTGAACCTGTAACATGTAGTCTTGCAAGACTTTGACTTAGCGGGTATGCTATTGAAGAGCTTAAATTATGTGTAAATCTTCTTGGAAATTTGTAAATGGCTTCGTAAGTCCAAGATCCTGAAGTGAAAAGACCATCATTTGCGTCGTTTGATATACCGTGAAGCCCATATCCTTGACTCTCATGAGTGCTACCTTTTAGTACAAATGTCCCAGCAGGCTCAGGTGACCCTACTTCAATTCTAGAACCAGTAAGATATCCACCTCGTAAGAAAGGTCTGTTATCGTAAACACCTTGTGCATCTGTAGAGCCTGCCGCCGAGAGCGTTCCTGAAAAGTTCAACTCAGAAGTAACAACTGCTCTATCATATCTTAAATCAGATAAAGAAAACGCCTTTGGACCGCCAAACTCTTTTATTCTAACATATAAGTCAGGATCTAGGCCAAAAGACCTTAGAACAGTTTTAACACTATGCACAGTACCCTTGGATCTAATTGTCTCTCCGACATTTGATAGAATTCTTCTTAAAATACTGTTTCTAATTTTCATTAGCGACATTTTATTATTAGAGAAATCAACATTTAGATCTTGATTGTGATAAAACTGTTCTGGGTTTCCGTTTGTAAAAATAGGAGGCATTTCAAAGCCAAAATATCTTGAAACAAAGGGAAGAAATTGATCTGCGGCGCTTTCCTCATCATCATATCCGACGTGAGTGACCTGTGACATGTGATCAGTTACAGCTTTTATCTCATCAAAGTGTTTTGCCCAAACATAGAGAATTGCAGAAAGTATTTGAGAAGAACCTAAGTCACCTGAGCCCGGAAGATTGCTTCCTGAGTAATGCTGATTAAGCGGCTGATTAAAGTTCTTAAACCCAAATAAACTAAACCCTTCATCAAAGTAGTGTGGAGGAACAAGTTTTGTAATTAAGTTTGGATTTTGATCATCATAAATACTTGCTGTGACAAGCAAATCAATATTTAAGTTTTGAACCCCTCCATACTTTGGAAAAAGAACAGGATTCAATTCAGGGTTTTCTTGCGTGAGTGCTACGCCTAAACTTCCTGTCTCTCTCATGTAAGAGACATAATTTGAAACCAAAGAATGCAATGAGTTACCGCTGCTATCTAATACAAGCGCATTATTTCCAAAAGTACCTGAAGGTTCATTAAATTTAAAATATAACTTCAAGTCAGATGATGGAAAAACATTTCTATTTGCAAATTTTTTCTGATCCCCGAGCGATCTTAAGCTATGAAAGAATCTGACTTCGTCTAAAGACCCAGTGTAAGTCTCAGATGGGACAAAGTTTGTTTCACCGCTCATGCCAATTAATTGATGAGTGGAACCTGAACCTATAAGGAAGGGCGAAGAATCAAAAGGAATTACTTTAAAAGAAGCTTGATTTGAGGATGAAGCAACTAAGCTTTGATTTACATACAGCTTTAAATTATTCTCTCCGGAGCTTCGGTCATATGATGCAACAACATGATTGAAAGCATCTTTAGTCACCGATGCGCTAGTGAACAACTTGACGCTACCAGAAGAAAGACCAAAAATTAAATCAGCTTGAGAAGTAGAGGCTGACTGTGAAACTGCAAGCGTAAAGCCTAGGTTAGACCCAGACATTTTTTGAAATATTACCTGGTTGCCGTTTTGTTCCGGAGTTAAATTTAAAACACACTCAAGAGAGAAACTCTTTTTCTCTGGGTTTAAGACAGATTTTCCTGACTTGTCTTTTGAGAAATCAGTAAATTGACTACCTTTAAAATCCATAACCTTGATGTACGTTCCTTCGGTGGTAGTCGTACCTGCAGAGCCTGAGAAAAGCAAAAAACCCATATTCTTCGGAAACTGAGACAAAACATAGTTTTCAAAACCTGTTAAGCCGTTAAGATAATTTTCATACTCTAGTCGAGTTCCGTCAAATGGAAACTTATTAACAATATTGTCAAAAGCGACATTGACATTTGCTTGAGCTGAATTGAAGAAGGTGTGATTCTCAAACTTTGAAAAATCTAAGGGAAGCTGCTGTGTGTTTTTAATTCCTGTTTCTGGGCTGTCATACAGAAAATAATTTGAAGTTGCGATAGAGGATTTTTCGAGGTCTTCATTTGTTTTGTTGATTAAGCTTTTGGAGCCATCGACATTTTGCCTTCTAAGTGCTGAGGAGAACACACCTGGACGTAAATTTTGAAGCCTAGACTTGTTAGTCATTATTCAATCCTAAACGTTCCACCTACTCTCTTGTAAACCTGATCTGATCCTAAATCCTTTATCAAGATATCAATTGAGTAAACTCTTCCTGTTGAAAAGTCGTCGGTAAATAAATCAAAATACATTCCGCCTGAATCTGTTGAAAGGAGAGTTGCATTGTCTGTTGTATCAAATGGTATTATGACGTCATTTGAATACTCATCTCTAATTCTGTAGTAGCATTGAGTAAAAATCAAGCTAGTTCTTACAAAAGGAACTTTGGAGGAAGGTACAACTTCATCGTCATCAAATGCAACAAATCTAATTCTTACCTTTTCACCTTTCTTGTAAGCACTTCTAGCATTTTGGATGCTAACTATTAATCTTTTTGGTGTATTGCTAAAACCAGAAGTGTCTGGCCTGTTTATCTTGAGGCTTCCTGTGTGAAACGTATAGCTTTTATCATTTGTTCTCCAGAAAACATCAAAGCTAATTGACCCACTATCTCTTACGAAGTCAGCTACAGTTGTTGATCCTGTAATAACTGTTGTATCAAAAGAATTGAGAGCAAAACTTGCTGAGTATACTCCTGATGCAAACAGAGAAGCACCATAAGAGTGCTGGGATGCTGAAAGCTCTTTCTCAAACGATCCTGTTTTAATCATTACGCTCATGCAGTCAGAACCTGACACACCGATTAAACTAGATCCTGAAACTAGGTTCGCAGCAGCACCTCTAGAAAAATGATTTAGAAAAATAGAGCCTGACGTATTGAAGAAAAATGACTCATGGTGGTCTTGGATATCATCTCTAAATTTGATTTCAAGTCTAGGTCTTATTCTTGTATTTAAGCTATCTCTTGATGCAAATCTTTTAACGAATCTAGTTTTTTGATCTGTTTCTTGAGAACCAGAAAAAGATATTCTAAATCCGTAGTCAGGTATTTGTCCTGCTAAAGTACCAGATATCACTCTCGTAACATCAATATTTAAATCTTCTGTTCCGTCAGAAAAAGTTTGTTCCCCGTATAAGAAAGAAACTCCCTCTCCGTCATTTAAGTTACCTGATCCGATTATGTCTAAGTCATCTGAGTTCAATAAGCCTTGCTGGTTTGCTCCTTGGGCTGTCCAGCCGACTGCAGAATCACCGGAAATTGAAGCAGTTATGAAATTTGCTGCATCTATATCTTGGAATCTTGTAACATCTCTTCCGACTCCTTCGTCAAAAGATTTAGAAAGAGGAAAAACTATAGTTTTAAAATTAGAAGGTAAAGTTTGACCTCCAGCAACATCAAAAAGCTTTAAGTGGCACTTAAAAGTATCGCTGGTGATATCAAGAATGCTTCCAGTTAGCGCCCTTAGAGGATTAAGATCAAACTTTACTAAAATTCTTGAAAGCTCTGTAGGGGTCGTCTCACCTGAGATCCTGCTTTCGTCGTAAAGCTTAAACAGATCGAGTGTACCTGCTTGACCTGTATTAGCGTCAGTAACTCTAAAGGAATTATTAATAATTTTATTTGTAATGTAGCAATCTTTAGACGCTGTCAGAATTCTATACATTTTTCATTCCTAGCTTACTGTTCCTCTAATATCTAAATTAGGGAATTTTACCTCAAATATTCCTCCAGGAGGTGGAAACAATATACCTTTTCTAATGTTTGCGACAACATTGTAAGAATTATTTGAATAAGTTCTTTGACCAACATTTCCAGTTATGTTGCGCATCTTAATGTTTGTGACTGAAGTTACGCCTGTTACGTTGTAGACTAAGTTTGTAATATCTGATATTAAAATAGACTCATCGATTTGAAAGTTTTCGATATTAAAATATGCTGTGAGTTTTTCAATGCACTGCTTGAGAACAGCTTCTTTGTTAAAGTTAGGATCCACAGCAATTTCAAAATCTATTCCGATGTTAATAATTTGTGCGTCAAGAATGTCAATCGCATCGGCAATAAGCCTAAAGTCATTTAAGTACTTTGATAAGTTTTTCTTCAAGGTGTCAGGAGAAGTTTGTAGAAACCCTGATGCGTCTCTGTTAATAATAAACATCAGAGACGAAAGAGGATTTACTGGGTTTTCTCGAACTGACGCTCTGAAAACTCTTCCAAAATTTGAAGGCATTGTGTAGACTCTTGCCAGTAAATCCTTTTTTGTTACAATTCTTGACTGTAGATTTCTAGATGCATTAATCAAACCTCTAATTTGCTCAATGTCAGGCGCATCTTCTCCCCCGACTGCAGTATCTTTATTCGTGACAACCACAGAAGTTCTGACTGACCTTTCGACTAACGCTGCGGGAGTTTTTGGAAATCTCATTGCAATAGACCCTAATGAGGAAATAGATCTAGCACCTACATTATGACTAAGCCCTCCTCCGAACCTGTATTGTACAGACAAAGTTGTGCCTTTTGGAGAAATACCTAAAGTTCTTGTCTTTAACAAGTTTTCCGGGTCAATAGAGAATCTGCTGAAATTGTTCTTTCCAAATAGCGGAAGAGCTAACTCAGAAGGGTCGGGAACTATATCTCTATCTAAAGTATCGCCTCGGCCCGAACCGAATCTCATCGTTGTCAACCCTGTCAAAGTAGAAGAATTCGTAACGAATCTAAAAGGAGCAGGTCGAACCTCTAGAGATTGGTCAACATCAAAGTTATCATCACTAAGATTGTTAACACCCACATATACTGTGTCTTGAACAAGAGACTCAACTTCATAGTAAATGTTTGCAGTAGAATCTCTTACGTCAAGTATTTGGCTTACGTTTGAATTCGATAAAGTTATAGTTCTAAAAGCTTCAAAAGTATCTGGAATCTCAAAAGTCTCAACTACTCTATCTCCTGAAACGCATGTCACATCACGGGTAACTAAGTAAGAGACAGGATTTCCAGAAGCATCTACCGACCTTATTTGTATGTCTGCTAGTAATGTACCGACCTCATCTTTCTCTGAAAAATCAACATTGTCAACAACGTTAAACACGATATCGTTATTTGCTAAAACTGTCGAATCTTTAATAAGAATTGGTAGCGCTGACTCCTGAGGCTGGAATTTGCTTCCCTTTTGCTCAGCTGGAACCTCCATAGTAAATGAAACTACGGCAACTGCAGGAGAAGCTCCAGATATTTTTACTCCTGCTGCGCGAGCAAGCCTTTCAATGTTTGCTGTTTCGACTGCTGTTTGGGGATCTAGTTCTCTAAATTGATGATCTAAGTAAAAGGAAGATACATCCCCGACATAAGATGCAAGATCAAGAAAAAGACCACCAAGAGATGGGTCAGAAAAGTCTTGTATTCTATCTGGGAAGTAAGTTCTCGCAAACTCAAGTAGTTCTGCTCTAAAAGATTCAAAATCCTTGTTTAAAAAACTTCTGTTTTTAATCTGTATTAAATCTTTTTTTGTATTTTGAGCCATGAATTAACCTCCAGCCTCGAAGAAGACTCTGACTGCCTTATTGGAGACACCGGCCGCAGGGACATTAAATGAAACAGTAATTGACACTGTCGCTAACTGTGGATCGTTATTAGTATCTATGCTTGTCTCGAAAGATTCTAATTCCACGAAGGGCATAAATTTAGCAACGGCAGTTTTTATATTAGACATGGCATCAGATTCCCAGTCAGGATTAGAAGAATAATCAAAAACAAGCTGTTTAAGATTGGCGCCAAAATCGTGCTGGCCTAATCTTTCTCCGTGATTTGTTAGAATAAGATTTCTAAGATTGTCTGTCAATTGATTTCCAATGTCCCGATGCATTCTAAAAATGCCGTCCGAGCCCTCGCCTAGCTGCATGGGTGTAGTTATTCCGATGGGCAAAGATGCAGGTGCAGTAGGCGTCTTGTTCTCAGTCGCCTTTTTGCCAACAGATTTAAAACTTATAGTTGCCATTTACAAACACTCAATTATAAATAACCAGATCACATATTTTATGACCACGGAATTGGTGAGCCCCCACCTGAAGGCGTTGCTGTACCTGTCTTAAACCAACTGTGAATAATTTTAGACATCGCACTCAAAATCTCAGCGCTTGGTCTACTTGCCATACCAAGAGCAAAGACAGGCTGGATTAAATTTCCTATGGGTTGCACTGGCGGAACACCGACAAAAGCTGGAAGCATTCCTCCAGCAATGGTAATTGAATAAGCAGCCATTGCCGCTGATATGGTTTCGGTAAACGGTAATCCTTTCGGGGGTGGCCCTACAGCTGCTAATGCACTACTTAATGCGATTTTTCCTTGGCTTCTTGCTGCAGGAGTCACAGCAGGAAAAATTGTTGAAACATATTTGTCAACAGCACTGCTAAATAATTGCCCGAACTCAACAGGGCTGACAGGAAAATTATTAAAGCTTGCACTTTCTGCGTTCATGAACTTTTCAAACTCACTAAAAAGAACTTGATTGCTTAAAGGCATTACTTAGTTTTCCCGACCTTGCTAAGCATATTTTTAAGCTTCAAAGAAACATCATTAAATTGTGCAGAGTTTATCGGAGGTCCTGAGGGCCCTGTTCCTGTCGGAACGGTAATTGCTTTGATAGCTGTAATTAAACTCTCCATTAAAGATTTTAGCTCGTTGCCTAATACTATAGGTTGATCTGCAGAAGACCCGCCTATTAAAACCTGGTCACCCTGGCCATTATCCTTTTCATTACCTGAACCTATGACAATCTTTGGGCCGTCAATCATTATTGTTCCGTCAGGCTGAAAAGTTATCACAGCTTGATCAACAGAGTGCCCATTTTCTCTTGCACCCTCTTTGATGATTCTTATGCTTCCGTTTTCTTTTACTTCTTGTCCGTCCTTTGTTTGGCGCGCCAAGATTCTGATTTCATTTGACTTTAAGACAACGTAAGGTTTTCCATCAACAGGATCAAGCGCAACGCCTGGGTTTGGTAAAAGATCTTTATTTTCGAATCCAAAATTTTTATCTCCGTTAGTTTTCATAGATACATAAATTCTGGAGAGATCGTGTATAAGGTCAGGGTCACCTTCGGTAATTTTTACTATTCTTTTTTTGGCGGTATCTTTCGCCCAAGATCTTTTTTCGGTTTCTTCATGACCTAATACATTCTTTACAGGAACAGGATTGTTTGAAGATCCTTCGGGTGAGAATCCTCTTCCGGCTACTATGTCGATTGTGCCTTCTTTTGAATTAGATCTGATTCCTGGTTTTTGCTTTTCCCTATAGGATGTATTTGATCCTGATTCAGCAGCCGGGCGGTCTTCACCCAAACTAATAAGCGTATTATTTGAACCTTGAATTACAAGATCGCCAGGGCGCTTAGTAAAGCCAGGTACAACTTCTCTTGTCACATTTTCATTTGAAAGCGCTTTAAATCTGATGTTACTAAAGTCAAATTTCTTAGATCTAATACTTGGAGACCTACCATCAGTGTAAGGACCGTTGCTAAAGTCAGGTGGAAAGTTTGAAAGTTGATTATTTGATAGTTGCGAATCTCTGTAATATATGCTTCTCTGACGATCTAGATGGGTGTGGTTAACATCATCAACATATGAAGCACCCGGTATTCTAGAAAGCCAGTAACCATTGTTCATAGTCTCACCTGAAACAAAAGACTCAGGCGCAATTTTTGTAGATTGAAAAGTAGGACCGATTCTTGTATCACCTGCAGGATCCAAAACCCATACAGTCTCTCCTGGCTTCACAGGAAGTGAAAGATGCGACGGAAAGAAAGGATAATAAATTTTTGGTGATTGATCTTGTTCGTATCCGGGCGTTACTACTACACCAACAATACTGTTTGGAGGCGCTGAAAGAAGTGCTTTTAAGTTTGCAATTGAAAGGTCTGCTAGGTTTCCAATATTTTTATCCAAATTTTCATCAGGATTAGAAGCTAGCTCAGCATTACTGTTTTGAAAACTACCGCCATCGACAACAATCGGTTGTGTATCTTGTGTCTGGCCTGATTTTTCAAATATTTTTTTAAAAGCGTCTGGGTCTTGTTCTCTTAAGTCAATAAACCTCTGCGGGTTATCTATGACTTCTCGAACAACAACGCGGTCGAATGTAGCATTGATCACTATTCACCCTCCGCCTTTATCTTAACTTTCTCACTGACTTCAATTTTATCGTAGACATCGTCTAGGTCAGGTGGGCTGTCATCAAATTCTTCTGTCTTGCTCATAAGCTCAGCAAGCTTTACCAGCTGATCATTTGACTTGGACATTCTTTCAAGATACTTTGTCATCGTAGTGCCGTAGAGTGCATGCTTCTCTGGATCTGTCGTTATTTCTTTCCAGAGATTTGTTATTAGCATACTTGCCTTCTCACGATCTTGTGTCGCGTTACCGTATATTTCTTGCCAAAGCTCTTCTTTGGATTTTGGGTCGCTGTCGTTAGAGGAAGGCATCAAACTCTTCAAGCTTTCTTAGTTCATTATATTTCTTTTTAAGTGAAGATATCGTAGTGGTGAGCTGTTTTGGATTTAATCCGCTCATCTCTCTTAAATAGACAAAAATAGCTCTTTTGTTTAAAAATTCTAAATCATCTGCGCCTTCAAACAATTTTCTTACGGCGTAGATACAGGCTTTTTCGTTATCAGACTTTACAATTCCCTCAATCTTCTCAATCATCTCTAAAATGACATCTCTTTTTTCTTGCCGAATAATTCTTTCTTCTTGCGCAGGAACAGAATTGTGGTTGTTTAAAGACACAGTTTCGTCTTGAGTAAAAGCAGCTGGGTTTTCTAAGCTTATATTTCTTTTTAAGAATTTAGTTCTTTGCTTTGACTTGATAATCAGAAAGTTTTTGGCAACAACATTGAAGTAAGAAAAAGCTTTTGTACCTCTTGAGGCATCAAACTTATAAAGAGCTTCATATAAAAAAGTTATGCAATCATTTTTTAGATCTTCGTATGAAGAATGAAGACTAGTAAACCTGTGAATAAAAATTAAATTCTCAGAAAGTTTTTCAAAAGCAGGTAGAATTTCTGATTCGTATATTTTTGCTTTTTTCTCAAGTGAAGATTCTGCTTGAAATTTTTCAATTGCAGCCTGCGTTCCTTCGTGAAAATATTGCTTTAACTTGCTTTTCTTTCTAGTCTTTTTCTTCTTAGTTGATACAGTTTTTTTAGGCATTAACTTCTCCGTCTAAATTATCATCGCTCCCTGACATTCTATTTGCAACATAAAGAAGAGCACCTCGGGAATTTTTTAGCTGCATGAGAATCTGCCTGACCTCTGCACTATCATAAAACAGTGGTTTTTCTAAAATCAATGTTATTTTTTGATATGAGTCATCTATGACATCCAAAGAAACTTCAATGTCTTGCTCAGTCTTAAGAATAGTAGAGGCAAAACGATAAAGATAGTAAGCTTGAACGGTGCATATAACGCCAAGAGATGCGATGATATAGATCATAAAATCTCACCAAGTTCTTTTTCATATAAGTCGGATATGAACACGTGAGAATAATTGGATCTTATTTTCTTAGCTGCTTCTTTCGCTCTTTTTTCATAGGTAGATGGATATTTTCTAAATTTTGTCAAGTTTTCAACAGCTGATTTAATTTCTGGATCAGCCCATTTCGCGCCATCGACAAATATATTATTATCAATTCTTGACTTTGAAACAGGGGTAAGGCTATACTTTAGCTTAAGATAACCATCTCCTTTGAGGAAGTCGGTGTGACCTGACCAACCTGTAGCGATGATGGGCAAGCCTGAGGCAGCTGCTTCAAGTAAAGGTAGGCCATACCCTTCACCTCGAGTCATAGAAACCAAACACTTAACGCTGTTGTTTTTGTAAAGAGCAGCAACTTCTTTTGGTGAAAGATCACCGTGAAGAATACTGATCTTTGGGAATGGGCCTTTTCTAACTTGTTGTATCAGCGAGCTAAATTGGTTCTTAATGTTAAGCCTATCTATTTTAGTTCCTCTACCACCGTTAGTCTTTAATATTATCCCAACATCATCATCATCTTTAAATGTGTCACAAATTGTCTTGACAGTGTTGAATATATTTTTTCTATCATCTTGAGAATTAGTTGATGTCAGTTGGCCAAATATTAAGAAGTTAAAACTAGTGGAAAAATTAAAAGGATCGTCTAGATCTTCTTCAAGTATTTCATCGATAAAAGATTCTGGAATTACTTTTATAGGAGTTGTAACATTACCTGAATTCATAAAGGTCTTTTTTGTAAACTCAGATGGAACAATAACTAGGTTCATTTTATTTATTGCATCGATCCACGCAGGGTTGCATACGTCAGTTTCTACACCTGCAGTGACGCCTACATTGAAGCTAGCTAAATTTGTGTCCCACTCATTAGGTAATTGAATTTGCACAGACACATCAAATCTGTGATTTACATTTCTTGAATGATTCATGATGTCGCCGATCAAACCATTGTCAGCATTTTCATCTAGTTTCCAAGGAGTTGTGCCCCAGTTTGTGCACTGGCATACTAAATCAATCTTACTGTCCTTTGACTTGTCAATTAGCCACCTTGCAACTTGTCGAGAATGAACACCGTATCCGCTTTGAGTTATAAGCGGACCTCTAATTACTACTTTTTTCATCTTTGATTAAAACTCCGTTAGTTCCCATGACTTATAAATTGAATCTCGATCTTTTTGCCACTTCTCAGTAAGATCCCAAAGTGTTTCATGCCAACGATCGATGGTATCTTTAATGTTAAATTCTGACTGTACATAGCTTCGAGCTTTATTACCTAGGTTTTTTCTGCCCTCAGGGCCTAGCTTGTACATCTTGTAGATTGCATCGGAGACTTTTTCATTTTGAACGTAGTCTTCGTAGATGTACGGAACCATCTGGCTTCCGACCAAAGACTTAACATCTGGCTCAAGCGCGAAGCCATTCTCAGATCCGTCTCTGTGATCTACTACCTGCCTTGTTAAACCTCCAGTTTTGGTGGCTATGATTGGCTTTCCTGCTTGCATGGACTCTAAAGTTGCAAGGCCAAAACCTTCATTTAATGCAATATTAATACAGAAGTCTGCAATGTTGTGAAGGACGTTCATTTGACTAAAATCAATTGACTGCGTTGAGAAAAACACGTTCTCATTTAACCCTAGCATTCCCATTGTTGACAATAAGTTTGGCCCTTCTGGGTCAGTCGGATTAGTGTGCATAATTAGCGTGGCATTTCTGTGCCCTTCTTCTTTTTCAAGCTTGTCCAAAAACATTTTCCAGCAAACTAAAACATCGTTAGGGCGCTTCCTTTTAGCGTTTCTGTTAACCCAAAAAGCTGTAAAGTGATCTACTCTTGCATCTCCTAAAAGGGCTGATTTTTGCTTTTTAATATTTTCTTCAGACAATGGGAAAAACACATCTTCCGGAAGGGCGTGAGGAATAAAATTTGTCTTCTCCGGAAATCTTTCAGAGACCAATTCATAAGTTAAGTGGGAATGACAGTTAATCAAATCAGTGGATTCGTATAGTACTTTGTTAAAATCAGGCCAAGGCTTATTGTCCCAAACATGCCAATAAGCTATCGGGCATATTTGATGTATTTCGTCTTCCATCTCCCAGACCCATATGAAAAACCTAGGATCAGTAAAAAGAAAAAGAACGTCAGGCTTTTCAGTCGCCAATAACTGCTTAAGCATAGTTGGATTTCCAAACCCGTCAATAGGCTTAATAACAATCTCTGGATGGGGCTGTACAACGTCGTGATTTTCATGCTTCATAGCTGCGCCAAGCTGGCGCACTGTCCAACAACCCTTTTCAACTAATCCATTCATGAGATATCTAGATTGCACTCCGACTCCGGAAGTACTCATTAAATGATCACTTAAAAGTAGTATTTTTTTCTTTTTCATATTAACTCACATAAAGCTGTGCATTAAAGCTCTGCTAAAGCAATAATAACAAAATGAAAATATTTAATAAAATTTTGCGAAGCCTAAGATCCTGTGCAGAGATCTGTACCTTTAAACTCACACCATCGACATGCGCTAAAATTCTTAGGAAAGAAGCCTCGTCTTACCGCATTAAGCATTGACCTTACTATCTTAACAGCTTCATCAGTTTTCTTTGGTGAGCCTGCTACTTCTACCAACTCACATCTTTTTCCATTTTTACCGTCTCTTTTTAGCAGAATAAATCCTGTCTTAACTTCTTTGGGATCTATGTTGTGTTTCTCAGCCCAAAAATGTTTATAAAGCAGAAGTTGCATCTGGTAATTAAAGTCTTGTTTTTTCTCTTTTCTCCAGCCCCATCCTGCTGTTTTCCAATCCAGTAGCCAGATCCTGTTTTGACCTCTTTTATTTTTGCAAATTATAACTGCATCAATAAAGCCTTTAAAGGACATGTCGTCATTCTGGATTGATTCGTAGAGCTGTTCTTCTGCTTCTACACCTTTCCATTCAAGGAAGGTCTCGTCTAAGAATCTGGGTACATCGTCGAGAATGTCAGAGGCCATTTTCTTCCACGCGTCTCGATCTGGATCATACTTGCACCAACCATTGCTTTCAATGTATTCATTGATGCCTTCTTGGTTTTCGTCCCAGTATTCATCAATTTCTTTCATTGCGTAAGACTTGTCTAAAGACTTTGTTTCAATGTAATTTTCACAAGAAGCATGAACACCGGTTCCAAAACCTAGAAAGGGTGATGGGTCAAAAGACCCGAGCTTGTCAATGTGAAGAAGCTTGTGTCTATAAGGACACTCTTTCCAGGCAAAAAGCTCAGAAAAAGAAATATGAGGCTTGCCTGTCGGGAAAAGTGTCATTCTTCTATCTCGAATTCTTCTGCAACAAAATTAGAGTTTTCTGAAGTAGCACCTTTGATCTTTAGCCAGTCATGGTTATTTCTGACTTCTAGATTTTTATTCCAAGAAGCTTTCATAACTTCAGGATTCACGCCGATGTCTTCAAAAAACGAAATAAAAGCATTGATGTCCTTTGGAAAGCATTTACCCCCATAACCATAATCTCCGTCATGCCCAGGGACGTCTAAGTGTGAGTTTCCAACGCGACCGTCAGACACAAATCCATTCATCACATCATTCCAGTCACACCCTAAAACATCTGCGCCTTGACGCATTTCATTCATGAATGAAACTTTAACAGCAAAAAAGCAATTAGCCATGTATTTTATAAACTGCGCTGCAGCAGCATCCGTTTTAATAATTTTTGTATACGGAAATCTTTCTCTAAATAGTAGCTCAACTTTATTGCAATTTGCTTTGCTTCCACCTAGAATAATTCTAGAAGTATTGATAAAGTCTAATCGTGCCGATCTTTCAGTTAAGAATTCTGGGCTAAAAACTATTTTAAGTTTAGGATATTCCTTGACTAGACGCTCAACTGTCCCTGGGACAACCGTTGACTTTAAGATAAAAATAGGATTTGAAGATCCTCTTGTGCTGTTTATCTTTTCAAACACAGAATCTAAAATACTTAAGTCAATTTTGCCGCCTAATCCTCCTGTCATAGGTGTAGGCACAGATACAAAGACAAAGTCAGATTTTCTGATGGTATCTTCAAAAGAATGAGTTGATCTCTGAGGATCGACATCGTATATTTTTATATTCTTACAATGAAGAGAAAAACCCGAAATAACTGCTGATCCTACAAATCCGTTACCAATTACTCCAATTGTGTACATTTTAGCCCATTCCTTTCCAAGTTGCGCCGTTAGTCGTCCAATAGTGATTGCACATTAAATCTTTTCCATTATACAGAAAGTGATAACCCTGGTTAATCATATCTCGCGCCCAATATCTGTCTTCTTTACCAGAAAGTGTTTCATCAAAAGGGTTTCTCATTAAAAAAGTCTTGTCATAAAAACAGAATGCATTATGTAAAAAATGTCTGTCTTCTATTTCTGAGTACATGTCTTTTATAATAGAGTTTTTAAAGTGACTCCAAATGTACCTTTTTGTAATTTTCTTTCCTTTGTAAATCGGCGTCTGGTTTCCAAAAATAGCTACGTTATCCTTAAGCGCTTCAATAACTTTTGAAATATTCATTTTTGTAATTTGTGAGTGAGCGGAAAGAACTAAGATAAGATCATTAGAAGCGGACTCAACTCCTAGGTTGATTGATTTGCCTGGTGAATAATCATTAATTGAAACTACTTTAATCTTGGTCCGATCTTTAAAAAGATTTACAGTTTGCAAAGAATCATCAGACGATCCATTGTCTACTACAATAATCTCCGGTTTGTCAAAATGATCTAAGCAAGATTGAATTGCAAACCCAATATACTCACCTTCATTTCTATTTCTCAATATAATACTAATCTTATCCATTGATACTTTCTAAGTCAGGTATTTGTATCTGTAAATCAATTTCTACAGATAGTAAGCCTAGCTTATTTTATTTCAAAGTAATCATTTGTATTGTTGAAAATTAATTTCGACACACAGCTTCAAAAACAATATTTTCAACATACTTGTCGTTAATCACACTAAAGACTAGATTTACCTTATCTACTAAACCCACTACTATTTTTTGTGAGTATAAATCATCGTATATACTTTTAATTAAATTTTCGTCTTCGCTGTAAATTCTTAGAACGTAGTTTTTAGAGTCGTACACTTTTATTTTTTTGCTCTTAGAAAGATTTTTAAGCCATCGTGCCTTTGTTGACAAAAGCTTTTTCTTTAATTCGTTAATGTACTTTTCATTTTTTATTAGGAATTCAACTGACTTGCATCCAAAATAATCTAACTCGTAAGAATCTCTTGTTATCTCAAGTTGTTTTTTTAATTTAGTGCTAGTTACGATCCACCCTGACTTTATCGAAGGAAATCCTATCTTTGAAAAGCTCCTGGATATTATAAGATTTTCGTGATTGCAAAGGTTTGGCAAGTAGCTTTCTACCTCCCAGCCTACATAAACTTCATCTAAAAAAACTATCACACCATGATTTTCGCAATATTT